ATTCAGAGCACGCATGATGTCAATAGCATAATGATCTTCACGAATCATTGGTTCACCAACACCCTTATAAGCTTGTTGTGCACGCTCAATACGGGCAATTCGCTTTTCAGTATTAGACATTTGTATTCCTGTTTTCTATTAATAGAGTAATTATATACAATTTATCAATTACTGTACATACGCAAATTAAACTACTTCAGTCACGCTGTCCCATCTAAAGCTTCGCCAGTCCTGCTTTTCAACATCAAACACGCGACAGGTTTCAGAAGAAATGGAATCACTTGTTTCTTCTTTGGACTTTGGAAGCTTTTCGGTTGGAATGACTGCTTCATTAAGAGTACACAACATTGACCGTTGAGTTCCATCTTTCTTTGTAAATTCAATTTTTACCTCACGAGACTTTAACTCAATATAAACTTTGGATTGATCAATCATTCTTTTCTACTTTATTTGAAAATGAACGCTTCTTCCACTGTTCATATTCAACTTGAGCAACAATTAGTTGTTCATGTAGACCTACGCGCCTTGGGTTATTCCAAGCATTTGTTAGTTGGATCTTATCAAGCTTAGTCATTCGAAAATTAGCATCGGTCTTCATTGGAGCTCCTATTTGTGGTTAGAAAATCAACAAACTTTGAAAAGTTTTCTTTTTGCATAAAAAGGCAAAGTTTAGATCCCTGGGAATCAACTTCTTTTACTTCGGTTGAAGCAGTAAATAGAACATATTGGCCTTCTTCTTTAATTGAAAATGAAGCCGTGAGATCGCCTTCAACCAACTCAATATTAGACATAATCACCTCATACAAGTAAACCGATTAAATAAATTAATAATAAACCTGCATTAACGGCAATCATAGCAGGCTCACGAACTCGAACGGACCAAAGCAAAAACAAACTAGTTCCAACATTTAAAACATAAATGTTGTACGGATAGATATTTAGACTAGTTAAAGTTGCACCAGACAAAACAATTGCTGTTGCTGTCCACTTAATAATTGTATTCATATTCATCATGTAGTAATAATATCACTAGTACTAATTAATGTACACTACCAAGTGTCAATTGATGATTTATTTTTTTCAAGTAGTTCTAGTTGTTTTGGTATCTGTGGAGAAAAATTAATGTTGGTTTTACTTTCGACATCTGATACCGTTGAGATGAAATCAGTAATTTCATTTTTTTCTGTATAAAAATTTGGAACAATAAATGTAATAATTTTTTCTTGCTTTGGCTCAATGACAATCTTATAAAATGAATCTGGAATTCTAAGCACAGGAGACTGATCATATTTTTTTGTATTAAAAATAGGACCAGTAATTACATAAACTTCATTATACTTAATTGCTATTGTTCTAGTCCATTCCTCAATCTTTTTCCACACACCGCGATTGATTGATGGATATTGGGGAGCAATGTTTGAAAGTAAAAATGATTCCGACATTTTTTTAATATCATCAGTAAAATCCGCGGCAGGAGCTAAATGTCCACGGTCATAACCAGTTCTAATATAATCATATTTCTTTGTTCGAAATTCTACAGGAATATCAGTGTCTTCCCGAAAATCATTTTTGCGCACTACTTTTCCAGAAACTCCAGATACAGTTACCTTTTCTAATACATAATTTGATAGCTTATAATTAAAATTAAATTCACTAGCATATCCAGATCTACAAAGATGTTTTATTTGTTTATGACTACTAATTGGTGCACCCCAAACAATAAACTGAGGACATTTTTCATCAATTTGATTTGCATTTACTAAACTTGGAAATAGTAATAAAAATAGAAATAAAATTATCATTTTTTATTTGGAGTCATTTGGCGGCCTAATGAATCATATTCAATAGTTTTATTTTGTTGAATTTCTTCAACTTCTTCTACAATTGTTTTTGATAATGTGTCTTGAGATTCAATTTCAACTTCTTCTACTAAATCTTCTTCATTAAAAAAATCATCCCACGCTTCGCTGTCATCTTCGGTGTCATTTACTTCTTTTTTGGAATTATTTACTTCTTCAATTTTTGTTTCAACTTCAATTTTTTTAGGTTGATTGGCTAAACCCCAATTTGCACCAATAAGCATTAAAACCGCGAGTGGATCAAATACAATAACGATCATAATAATTACGAATCTAACTGCGGACTCTAAAAGATTTTGATCAATCGAATCGCCATAAAGTAAAGATGCAATATACTTAATTGGACCTACCTCGGCTTCTACTTGACGAACTTGTGCTCTAATCGGTGCGCTACTTTCGGTGAGATTACTGATTTCTTTTTGGCTAGTTTGAATTTCTGCTTGTAAACGAGTGCGTTCTTGTTGTTGTGATTTCCGTATAACAATTGATCTTTCTGCACCTTTTTCTGAATCACTACGACCCATAACTTGATCAACTTGTTCATCAAGCTGTTTAAGGATCTTACGATTAGCATCAATATTTTCTTTTAGTGTTTTAATCTTTTCATCATAAATCGCAACCTTTGATAAGACATCACCACTAACAAGACTTTGATCACTATGAGCTTTACTTAAAAATCCAAAAATGCCTAAACTAGTTAAAACCATAAGAACAGCTAAAGCAAATACATAATATGCTTTAAGAAATTTTGGAACGGCAGACCAATTACGATATAACCATGAAGCAAGAACAAGCTTAGTTATTTCTAGGGTTGACCCCATAATTGTAATTGGAATAACCGCAGATGAGAAAATCGCAATTAAACCAGCTATTGAGTAATATGCAGCAGAACCCGATAAGGCAATTGCCGCTAATAACATTAGATAATTAATCATAATTTTAAGTGTTTTCTATGAATTCTGCATCCGATATATCCATTATACCACTTTTCTGGATTTTCTAATACTTCATTTGCAAATTGTTCTCGTGCTTCAATATAAGAAGCAGTACCTTTGTTTTTACATAAATGCAAAATTTCTCGGGTAAATTTAGATTCCCCAAGAGTTTTTACATCTGTCTTAAGTTCTTCAGATGAAGACCAATATTCTTTCCAATCAGACTCTTCTAAAATTCTTTTCTTTTTACCCTTAATAGTTTTAGTTTTAGTAAAATAAAAAAGCTTTTTGCCGATGTACATTCGTCCATCGTTTAGATTGGTAATCTTATAAACAAATGCTATATAGCTTTCTGGTATAGAGTCAAAAGTTTGACCCTGATAAACCCATGTCATTCTTCTTCTTCGTAGTCATCATCAATTTCTGAGATGTCTGAACCACAAATAGGACAACAAACTACATCAGTTTCATCATATTCTTCACTACGTAAAGTGATTTTACCAAAAGCATTGCACTGTTCACAATTAAATAACTTTGATGCCATTCTTCATTAACCTTAAATTTAGTATAAAATTTTCCACAACGAGTTTAACAATTGTAGCAATCATAATATCTCGTTGCTGTGACATATCACCAAACTGCTCAAGAATAGATGTTGTCATCATTCGATAAGTAACATCTTCTGAAATTGGTATGATCCCCCAATCAATTGGATCTTCAACTTCAACTTCTTTTGCAAGTTCGGCAATATGATTTATATATTCATCACTAAACTTCATATCAGGCCCAAACGTCATTCCATGAGCCGGTTAATGTGCCCTTTGCATAATCTGTAACACGTTGTTCAAAGAAGTTACCATGAACTGGAGCATTAATAATTTCTTCTACCCAAGGTAATGGGTTCTTCTTGCGCTTAAAGATACCCTTAAGACCAAGTGAAATCAAACGTCGATCGGCGATATAACGAATGTATTCCTTAACTTGTTCTGCGGTTAAATCACGCATTTCAAGACCGTTGAATGATAGGTCAATAAACTTATCTTCAAGTTCTACCATGCGTTCAGCAATAGTATAGATCTTTGCCTTTAGTTCATCATTCCAAATTTCGGGATTTTCCTTGACATATTCGCGGAATAGTTTAATCATTGACTCGGCGTGTTGAGTTTCATCAACAATACTCCAAGTAACAACTTGACCCATACCCTTCATAAGACCATGGCGTGGGAAATTCAGTAGCATGATGAATGAACTGAATAGTTGCATACCTTCAGTAAAGGCACTAAAGACCGCGATGTGTTCCGCGGTAGAAGCACGAGTGCCATTACGTGATGAGATATCACTTACGAAGTCATGCTTATCCCGCATTTCTTGATATTCAAGGAATTCATTATAAGTGCTTTCCGGCATACCAAGTGTTTCGATCAAATGACTATATGCAGCAATATGAAGTGCTTCACGGGCAGCAAAACCTAGAAGCATCATGCGAACTTCGGGTTGTGGGAAGTATGGAAGATAATTCTTAACATAACCACCGGCAACGTCGATATCACCTTGTGTAAAGAACCTAAAGATATTGGTAAGGAATTGTTTTTCCTGAGGTGATAGCTTCTTCTTCCAGTCCTTTACATCTTCCGCCATTGGAATTTCAGAATGTAACCAGTGGGACTGTTCATGTTTAAGCCATGCGGAATATGCCCAAGGATAAGCGAATGGCTTAAAGTAATTACGATCATCTGTTAACTTTAGTTTGTTTTTCATTTCCTTACCCTTCACACGATAAACATTCGTTACCTTCGGCAAGTGCCTTTAGGTCAATTTCTTGTATAACTTCACGTTCAATCTTTTTGGCAACCTTATCGGCCTTTGCAATTTTATCTGAACGGCAATAATATAGAGTCTTTAACTTATTTTTCCATGCCATAAAGTGCACGGCATGAATATACTTAATATGACTATCAGGTCGAAAAAATAGATTTACGCTTTGCGCTTGATCAATATATTCTTGACGATCTGCGGCATGTTGTACAATCCAACGTTGATCAATTTCCATAGAAGTCTTGAATACATCTTTAATATAATCATGCATCCATTCTAGATGTTGAACTGAACCATCATTGGCGATGATTGAAGACCAAGTGTCCTCATACCAACCTTCCTTCTTATCTTCAGCTTCTTTCTTAATAATCTCATCAAGATACCGGTTCTTATTCATATAAGCACCAGATAAAGTATCTTGTCGATAACAATTGGCTCGGTATGGTTCAATACTTGGACTGGTATTACCCATTAGAATAGATGAAGATGCATTGGGCGCAATAGCCATCATATGGGAAAATCTACGGCCAGTACCTACTGCATCGGGAGCTTCGCCACGATTTGCGCCAAGAGCAAGATTTGCTTCATCAAGTTTTGACTTTACCTTTGAGAAGATTTGGCGATTGAGACTAGTAGCCAAGGCTGATTCCCATGGGATACTCTTTTTTTGAAGAAGAGCATGCCATCCCAAAGCGCCAATACCAATACTACGCTCACGCTCAGCAGAATAACGAGCACGAGCAATAGAGTCCGCAGCATGATCAATAAAGTATTGAAGAACATTGTCAAGCATTTCCGCAACATCGTGAAGAAACTGCGGGTGATTTTTCCAATCATCATAATACTCTAAGTTAAGTGAAGAAAGACAGCAAACAGCGGTTCGATCTTCATTGGTGGGAAGAATGATTTCTGAACAA